TTGTAGTGTGTATGCTGCTTGTCCATTAACAACAGTAATTGCATCACACTTTTGAAAGTTTCCTACTATTGGTTCTTTTCCTATATATGCCATAAATTATTCTCCTGGTTTTGTTGGAAATACTGCGTTCTCACACTTATCAACAGTATCTTTACCTTCAGGTAAATCTCTCAATTCTTGTCTGTAAGTAGCCATTTCTGCTGACATAGTTACATCTGATAAAGCATAAAAATCTGTTTCTGTTAAAAGTTTATTTCTTTTAACTCTCAAGCGATCTAATGCTCTATTTACAGCATTATTGTTCCAAGCTGTTTCTCTAGTATTTTTTTCTGCTATTTCTGCATCGGTTAAATCTACTAAAACTCCATCAAGTAATTTTTTCATTATGATTGTTTCACTCCAAATAAACTTATTTTTGATCCTTGTTTTATATTTCCAGTAGCCCACTGAAATTTTACATTATTAGTATTTGCTCCAGCATCAAAATGTCCACCACCAAAATAACCAGGCATACAGTGAAAATTAGTTCCACCAGATGCATACATTCTATTAGAATGTCCAGTATAAAGATTATGATCTGCTCTTGTAAGATCAGGAGAGTTCCATAAATATCCAGAAAATTGATTTGAACCAGCTTGATCTGAACCTGAGCCACTATCACAATCTGTTGCTACATCCCAAAAGGTAGTATCAGGTTGACTGCCACTATGTTCTCCAGCATTATCACCAGCTGTATTTCTAAATCTACCTTCTCCATTTCCAGCACAATCTAAATTATAATTTGATCCATTATCAATAGATGGATGCATTTGAAGATTTGTTTGATCGCCAGTTGTTATAAATACAAATCCAGTAAAAAAATAAGTAGTATAAGTGCTTGTTAAATAAGTAGATGAAAAAGTAATATTTGCAACATCAGAACCAGCTGTTTGAGTTTGAAGATGAACTAATGCACCTCCTCCAATTAAACTTGCATCTATTCTTTTTAAAGTACCAGCATCAGATACTAAAAATTCGTCTGTATCTGCTGGTGCATCTGTTAATGCTGTTTCTGCTGAAATTATATCTTGTGCTAGTTTAGCATTAGTAATAATTCCATCTGTAATATCATCTGCAGTTAAAGCTGCTGCTGCAGGTATTTTTCCAATATATGCCATATTATGTTATCTCCATTATAGACAATGTACCTGAAACTTTATCTGCTACAGAACAATCTATTTTAATTTCATCTGTAGTTTCTAAAACTACTTTTCCTCCAGATAAAAGCTCTAATGAACTTCCTGCTGGAATTGTTACATCCTTCACTAAGAATGATGTACCATTTGTTACATTATTAGCACCACCTCTGCTTCCTGTATCACTAACCAATTCTACTTCAACAGTTACTGCTGCTGAATGAATATTAGTTAGGATTAAACCAAGAACGACAGTAGTTGTACTACCAGCGACTGTGTACATTTTGTAAGGTGTACCTGCAGAAGCTGGTTCTGCTGCAAATGTAACTACTTTAAATGTATTCGCCATTTGTGTTTTCTCCTTTTATTATTAATTAACCTAAAGCTATAGCTAGTGCTGTTGGATCGTCTGTTACATACCCAGCACTATTTAAGTATGTTTTAACATCTGATATTGCCACCTGAACCATAGTTCCATTATCATTTACTACCAATCTATCAGCATCAACTAAAGTTGTGCCAGTAGCACTTGTTCCACCATCCATGATATTTAACTCTGCTGGTGTTGCAGCAATCGTTGTAGTTGTTACTGCTGCCAATAGAGGAATATATCCTGTTTGGTTAAGTAAATATTGTGTTCTGTCTGCTGTTGGATCAACAGGTACTACTGTTGTTTCGTAACCATCTGCTGTAGCTCCTTCAAAGACAGCTCCATTACCATCTATAATTGGTGATGTTAATGTTTTGTTTGTTAAAGTTTGTGTTCCAGTTAAAGTAACATCTCCTACATTCTGTGGAGTTACTTTTGTAAATGCTATTGAATCTGATCCTAGTGTAGCTGAAGTGTTAGTTGTGCAAAGCCACATAGTATTGTCATTAGTTGTACCTTGATTAACAATAACCATTTGACCTGATATTTCTGCTATAGCATCGTACTCAGTTGATCTACTAGCAGTCCCTGAACTAACTACTGTATAAATACCATTTTGACTATCAGTAGATTGGTTTTTAACTAATACTTCATCTCCTGTAGCAAGTGTAACTCCATCAATTGTATCTCCATTTTGAAGATCAGATGAAAGAGTTATGTTTGCTGTAGTCGCTGCTTCAACAACTATTCTAGTTCTAAGTCCAGCAATAAGGTTATCTACATAAGTTGTAGTAGCCTTTGTGTCCATTTGCGTTTGAATAGCTGAAGTAACACCATCTAAATATCCTAATTCTGTATCTGTAACATCTGATACTGCAATCTTTTGAGAGGAGTTAGAAACTACAGCTCTACTAGCAGTTAAAGATTCTGTATCAATTGTTGAAGCTGATCCTGTAATAGTTGCTTGTTTAGCATCTAATTGCGTTTGAATTGCACTAGACACTCCATCCAGATAACCAAGCTCTGTGCTTGTTACATCGCTAACTGTAACATCTCCATTACTATCTGAATATAAAGCTCTTGATGCAGTAAGATTTTCCATTTTAGAAAATGCTATAGCTGCTGAAGAACTTACATCAGCATTAACTACTACACCTGAACCAATAGCTGCTGTTCCAGTTGTTCCAATTGAAATATCTCCAGATATAACTACTGGATTAAAATTTGTACCATCTGCTATTAAAGCTGCACCAGATGTATTTGTTGCCATTGTTAAGTCATCACCAGAAATAGTTAAATCTCCAGCAACTGTAACATTAGCACCACTCATTGAGATAGCTGTTGTATCTGATGAGCTTGAAGTAATTCTTAATTCACCACTATTATTTTTTAGATTACCATACTGAGTACCATCATCTAAAAGTTTAATGTCTGCACCAGCAGCATCTAATTTAATATCACCAGGAGCATCTAGTGTTACATCTGTAGCACCATTTAAAACAAAGTCTAATGCTGTTGTTCCTGCTGCTTTAAGAGTTACATTATCTCCATCAGCATCAAGAATAATATCTCCTGATACATCCAATGTGTAATCTCCAGTTATAGCTGTAGTTTCAGGTAATGAAGTATTCGATGCACTAATAGCTCCAATGTGTACTGAAGTTATAGATTCGTTTGAAAGAGAACCTGAATCCCAAGCAACTGTAACTGTTGTATTAGTTGAAAAAGCAACAGCAGTAATTGATCCATAAATTGTGCCTGGTGTAGAGGCTACAACTTTAACTCTACGACCTACATGGTAAACAGAAGTTACATTAACTCCTGCTATCGTAAAACTTGTAGAAGATGCGTAAGCTGGTGTATAAGTTCCTGCTCCATCTCCATATTCAATCCATTCAGAAGAATTATAAAACTGTCTAATATCTGCCATTAAATCTCTAAAGGCATTATTGATATTAGAAGGTAACATTCCCTCTGCAACAGATACTGAATTTGAACTTGTTGCTGAGTTATTTCCTGCTGTTGTATCGTATTTTCCTATATATGATCCTGCCATGTTTCTCCTTAATTCATAAACCAGTTAAAAGCTTTATCGCTTTCGGTATTATTTTTGTTAATTAAAGCATTAACTGCTTCTTCTATTTGTCTTTGAAAGAACTCTTGTGTTTCCATAGAGTATCTAACATTATCTATATCAATTTTATCACTCATCTAGTACCTGCCCTTGAAGCCACAAGGTCTATTCCTTGTGCATGAGTAAATGTAGTACCTGATGGTACTTTTACATTTGCTCTAATATATCTTCCAGATTTTCTTACTGGATTAATTCCACTATCTCTCATAGATACTGAGCTTGATGCACTTTCATCATCAGCTAATCGTTCTCTTGTTTTAACTGTTAGTGTAGCATCTGCATCTACAATTGGTCTAACACCTGTAATGTTAGTTCTTAAACCTGGAAATGGTTCAAGTTCTGAAGTTTCTATTTCACATTCATTAGCTGTTCCAGAAAAAATTGCAGCTTTATAATCACTATCAATTCCACCAAGTAGAACTTGTCCACCAGACCAGAAATCTGTATCTAATGCAGCATTAATGTTTTCTAAATTTTGAGATAGAATATCCATTAATTCTACAGTATAAGCTCCAACGAATTGTGCAAAAATCGTACTTGCACTAGCATCTGCTAAAGACCATTTTTGAGTAGCATAATTATAAATAATTATTTTATCGCAAATCCCTGTTGTGTTAGCAGCATTAGCTGTACTTGGAAATAACCACATAGCTAACTGATTAAATGGATCTACTGCTGCACAAATTCTATCTGAATATGCTTTGTTCAAATTAAGATCAAAGTATCTATTAACCTTCTCAACCCCAATAGGCATGATCTGGTCGCCAGAAATTTGATAGAAGCCATCATCTGCGTAGAAAAAAATTTGTCTATTATCCTGACAAACTGTTCTTCCAAACATAGCACCTCTATTTGGAGATATAACTGAAAGTCTAAATACTGTATTACCACCCACATAGTCCATACGAACTATTTGGTTTTGCCTAAACACATATCCAACCTCACCAGAGGTTATTGCTACTACCTGTCCACCAGAGCCTGGCAAGTCTTGACTATCCGATTGACTTGTTCCTGCTGTCCAAGTTGTAATATCATTAATGCCTGACCATTGTATTCTGTTTGTGGCATTAGTTATATTTCCAACTACTAAAAAATCTCTAACAACTCCTGAAACTCTAAATACTGGATTACCAGTTGCTATAGCTGAAAGATTAGCAAAGTTAGTTGATGTACCCATTAAAAAATATTGAGGTTGATCTACTCCATTACTTGCTATGACATATTCACCAAATTGGGTAAATGTCCAAAAGTCATCATGGTCGCCAGTTAAACTTGCTTTTCTTGAAGTAAAAGCTCCAGATGTTAATTGATATAAATTTGTTCTTGTAGCAACAAAGTTATAAACTGTATTAGAGTTATCTCTAAATGAACCTGCACCTTTAGAATCTGTACTTGTAGTATTTGAGCTATAACTTACTAAAGATGGAAATCTTTTATATGTGTTAGCTGCGTAATATACATTATTTGCAACATTAGCTCCATTTTTTCCATGTTCAGGTTGGTCAGGTAGCCATTCTCCAAAAGGTACTTGCATTTAACTCCTAACTATTGCTGGTAACTGTAGTTGTATAACGACTAGCAAATGGTGAAGCTACAGTATCTTCTGATCTAACTTGTAAAGGTGAACCAGAATACTGATCTTCTCTATCGTTTATTTCTAATCGTTCCATAGCAGTTCCATACATTTGTAACCATTGTTGAACTTGTCCTGGCTCAATACCACCTAAAAAGTTAGCAGCATGGTATAAAGAGCCATATAAATAAATTGCCGGATGATTTGTTAATATCCAATTTGATGTATTGGTAACTGACAAAGCATCAAAGGTTTTATAATAATTAATATAACCAGTATAAGATGTATCTGGTTTTGGAGAAAATCTAAAAGTATCTCCTAATATTGTATAAACATCTGGTGTACCAGTTGTAGATGTGCCTCTTAATTGATCCATGTGTGATGGCGAAACATATCTTAAAGGATATTTTGTTGCTCCAGATAAAATATAAAAATTTCTAACTTGTAAAAAGCCTGTAGGCAATGATTCAGTTTCACTATCTATAGTAATACTACTTTGTGTAATCATTTTTCTAATTCTTAATTTTGAATTAAAATCTGCTTCTGTTAAAACTATAAAATCATCAGCTATCTCATCAGTTAAATCTGTTCTGTTTAACCAATTGGCTATTGATGTTTTAAGTGTTGAATATGATGTTAGTGCCATTAAAATTGTCCTGGTGCAGTTCTAAAATATCTATAATCAGAACTGTTTAATTTTTGTCTTAAAATTTTTTGTTGTGTTTCTTTTGGTAAAGCAAACCAATTACCTTTGTTTTGATCTTTGTGATATTCTTTACACCAAATTTCTAAAACAATTGTAGGAATGGATGCTACTCTTTTTAAACCTTTATCTGGTGAATAACCATCGTTTTGAGTATAAAGCTTTTTATTATGATCCAGAATAGGTTTATGATTTACAAATCTTTGATGTACTACACCCTTATCTTCATGGGGTATAAATTTATCTGTAACTAAACCTTCTGTTTCAATATTTCTTGTTTTCATACTCTGCCTTGACCTCTGTACTTTTTGCCAGATATTCGTCTTTTAGATTTATTCATCATAGCTTTACTAGGTCGCCTACCAATACTGGTTTTTTTAAACTTAGCTCTGCTAATATGTTCAATCTTTGCGTAAAGATTACTTTTTTTCTTTTTAGCCACTACGCACTAAGCTCAGTACAATACAAAGTACCATCGCCACTTGTTCTAATAGCTGCCATTTTTTCACCTGGAGAAACTTTAATAACTTCTACTTCTCCTGCTGGTAAATAAGCCATACTTGTTGTAGCAGTAGGTGAACCAGCGAATGTAATATGACAGTTAGTTGTAGAAACGACTCTTACATAATGAGTGCCATCGCCAAAAGCATTGCTTACTGCTGCACTTGATGATGCTACTGATATTGTTTGAGTAGTTCCATGTCTTAAACCATAATTTACCATTGTCTTTTTCCTTATTTAATAAAATTAATTTTGGCATTTGAGGGGAAATATCGCTAGACAGGATCCCCTCAAATTCTTTAATTATCTTCTGATAACGAATGTAATTACACACTCACAGGCAGTTGAAGAACCACCATCAGTTATCATTTCAATAGAACCACCTTCTTCAACTCTGTTTGCTGCTGTAGGTTCTGCTGTGTCCACATCCCCTGCTGCTGATCCAGATTGAGTAACTGTAATTCCACCACCTGTTACTGCTGTTCCACCTAATTCAAAAGATAGAGCTGCGTTTGCAGATGAGATTGCATTTTTTATACAAGTGAAAATTTTAATTATTTCACCACCATCAGGTACAGGTACAAAAGTTGATCCTGCTGAACTGATGTCAGTAATTTTCGATGTTAAAAAATAATCGTTTAATGTTCTCATTTTTTTTTCCTTTATTTGCTTCGTTCTGCCATTGAATGACTTCAAAGACCAAACAAAATGTTAATTGAATTATAAGGGGATAAATTAATACCCCCTTATAATGTTATTTATTATGATGTTGTTAAATCAAAAACTCCACCAGAAGCTTTTTCATTTCTTGATTCCAGAGTGTACTCTGCAACTAGAAACTGCTTAGCAGCATCACCAGTTTTTGCTAAATCTTCAAGAGCAAAATCTCTCAAGAAAGCAACTGCCCACATATCAGGTGTGATAATGTGAACTGATCTAGCTGGTGAGAATCTGTTTGGAGCTACAGTCAATGCACCGAAATCACTTTCGTACACATCTACTGCTGCAACCAATCTTTTGTTTTCAGCAGGATCCATTCTTGTTGATCCACCTGTAAAACCAGATAGTTTTTGTTTATTGAAAGAACCACATTGGATCATCGTTGGATCTCCACCAGAGTCCCAAACCAGCTTTAACGCTGCTTTTAGTTGAGCCTCTGTGAAAGCTCTTTGTGTTCCATTAGTTCTTGCATTTGAACCATTACCTGTTGGTGAAGCTGGTGATCCTGCTGCTGACATAACATCGTTAGTCGCAATCCAAGATTCAATTCCACCTAGTTCTCTTGCAGTTGTATCATTACCTGCAACAGCAGCATTGTTCGCACATAAAGAAGTTTCCATATCTCTTTTAAGCTCTTTTGAAGCTTTAGAAATTTGGTAAGCTAATTCATTGTTACGACCTGCTCTGTTAGTTGCTTCTAGAGTACCAGAAACGATTACAGATTTTGTACTGATCTGTGTGTAGTTTCCTAGTCTAGTAGTTGCAGTTGGTGCTGAGAAGGAAACTTCATCTCCTTCAATTGCAGCATTTGTACCTGACGCAGCAGCTAAAGCATCTGTTTGCCATTCATGGTTTGTAAAAGCAGCTTTTGCTTTTGCAATTGCAGACATGAAAGGTGTATCAGTCGGACTAATGTTGTAAATTACATTAGACAAATCTTCTCTTTCGCCAACAGCATCATAGGTACTATATGTTCCACTTACTTGTGCCATATATTTGTTCTCCTAAGTTATTGTTGTTTATTGTTTACCATATCCAAAAATATACTGGTTGCATCTTTGATGTTTCCAGTCTTTTTCAGACGACTCAACTTTTCCTTTCGCTTAGTAAGATTTATTTCAGCTTTGTCTTTTTTAACTCCAGAAGAAAAAACTCTGCCAGGTTTAGTAATCTTTTTTGCTAAATTCGGTTTTGAATTTTGCATTTTTCGATACTTCATGGCATCGTTGACCAACATAACTATTCTATGATCATATACTTGTGAAATTTCTTGGTCATTAAAACCATAGTTATTCAAAGTAGTTTTCATAGAAGATGCTAATTGACTAGCTTTTGTAGGATCAGAAAATTCTGGCATTTTTGATGCCAATTGTTTTTTTTGATCGCTTAAAAAACTTTCAAACTGCTTTCTCTGCTCAGATTGCGTTTTTTCCATAGCCTGATTAAGCTTTTCTTGCTTTCTCCTTAATCTATGTTCAATCCTTGCAGCTTCAGTTGGATCTTCTTCGTACAACTTTTCCAAATCAGCAGAATTAATCTCTGTTTGTAATTGTTGTTGAGCTACTGACAGTAACTGATTAGCCTCATTAAGTTTTGAGGAATAGTTTTGTCTTTGCTTTTCAGACTCAGACATAAATTGTTTCTTATCGTAAGAAAGTTCTTCAGTCTTTCGTCTATAGTCGGCATCTCTTGAGTAACCATTTTTTAATTCGTCTAAGGTAACATCTAATTCTTGACCTGCAACTTTTACCTTGTAGGTGGAATCATGTTCTTGTTGAATCTCATTTGTTTGTTCTTGAGATACTTCTTCGGAAGTTTCATCGTTAGATTCTTCTTCCTTTATTTCCTGTTCCAAAGGTTGTTCTTCTGTTGAAGATTCCTCTTGAGTAGGTTCAGGAGAATTTTGTTCTTCCTGTTTTTGTTCAGGGATGTTTGTTGTATCAGTTTTTTTTTCTTCTGCAACTGGATTTAACAAACCTGTAATTGATTTTGCAGCTTTTTGCAAATCAGTTTCAGCTCCCTTAGTTGGGTTGGCTTGATTGTCTGACATTGTTTTTCCTTTTAAGTTAAGCTCCTCTTATGAGGTTGGCTTATCCTAACCATTTTGATTAGAATTTTTGGTTTTTGATACTTTTACGAAAATCTTCTAATTGTTTAGAGGCTAATTTTCCTGTATCTAAAATTTCTTGTAAATGCTGTTCTACTTTACCGACAACATTAAAAGCTAACCAAAGCATTTCTCTGGTTTCTTGCTCTTTTGCACCGGTATTAAATAAACTTTCTGAATAAAGTTTTTTTAAATTAGCAAAAGCATCTTTTAACAAAGGATTGTCTAAAAGTTGTTTAGCTTTGTTCGACTGGCTCAGCTCCTGTTGGAGTTTTGCCTGTTGATCCTTGTCCATATAATTTACTCACTTGATCTTGTACTGCCTGTGATTCTTTTGCTGCTTGTCTAAAGTCTTTTGTTGATTCTGCAATTAACATTTTGTTTAAATCAGCATCAGCTTTTATTTGTTGTGAATCTATTTGTGCGTTGTATTTTAATTCTAATTCTTTTAATTTAATTTCGTTATCGTAAAGAATTTCAGCATTATCAGATTTAATTTTCTTTAATTCTAATTCAAGTTCTGCAATTTTTCTTTGTTCTTCACTTGCTATTCGTTTGAACTCAATTTTTTCAATTGGAGTTAATGGTGGTGGAGGTGGTGGTGTAACCATCTCTTTACCCATATCAGGATTAACAAAATAATTTTCTACATTTTTTAATCCTGCATTTTCAATAATTTTAGCTAAACTATTATAAATATTTTTAAGACTAACCATTGGGTACTCTCTATTGCCTTGCAATTGGAAAGCTTGTAGTTGTCTTTCTAAAATATTATTTAGCATTAATATTTGTTGTTCTTTAGAGCCACTTCCTAATCCTACTACTATTGAAATATTATATTTATTTCTCCACTCAGTAGGTTTTACCGGTATGAACTGATTATTTAATTCTACAATTCTTTCTTTGTCTTGATACTTACAAGTAAGCTCAAAAATTCTTCTAAATAAATCTTTAATTCCTGTTTCTGCAAATACTCTAGCAATCAATTCCATTCTCATTTGAGATTGAGTCATTATTGCATTAACACCTGTTGCAGTTTTATTTAAACTATCTGCATCTAAACCTTGATTGTATCTAGTAACACCAGTTCTAGTTTCTCTAACAGT